AAATGGCTTGATTCTGTTGGATGTCATAAGTTAATAAAAAATAAAAAGTTTTTGGATGTTGTCTTTTCAAACCCTGAATATTATAATAAGCTTAAGTCAACAGGGTATATTGAAGTAACTAAGGTTATCAATATTTCAAATGGTGAAGTTGTTTATCTCAATAGATGTTTTGCATTTTCGAATGTTCCAAACGCTATACTACCATGTGAGAAATTAAAAAAGATGGTAGAGTTAGAAGTAGATTATACTTCAACTTTGGCGTTTGCGTTACTAGGCCATGATAGAGATAAAGAAACATATAAGTTGATGTTAAACACCTTATATGGTAAGTTATTAGTAAGACCACAAAATATTATTAATTTCAACCCTAATATACCTATATATGAATATATAGATAGCCTTAACCTTAACGAAAAGGAAAAAGATATGTATTATAAGGCGTTAGAGGAAATGGATAGAAAAGAGGAACAAAGAATGATTGATGATAATAGCAAACACATTACTACATTAGAGGAGCACGAAAAAATGGACAAAGCTTTTATTGATAGCTTAGAACTTGATGATGAAAAAGAGGTGATAAACATGGTAGGAGTAGATGTCAATAGTAAATATCCTGACAATACAGTAGGAGTAGATGTCAATAGCAACTACCCAACTACAGAGCAAAGGCAAGTACTAAATAACTTATACAGTAGAGATGAAAAGGTTCAAAATTTTAATTGATGTTATAGTTGTGTGGCTGTTCCTGATGTCGGAACATCCACACAACAAAATGAAAAAGGGGAAATAATAATGTTAGTAAATAAATCTAAATTAATGAAGTATAGTCACACGGTAGCTAAGACAATCATGGGCGACTACAGGGCGAAACTATCACTTGCTATGCGTATAGTATGGCGTATTTTTTCACGTCGGACTGGTTCAATAAATACTATACAAGAGCGATTAATTCAAAAGCTCGATGTAGCGTTCAAATCAGTTAAGAGTATTACAAAAGAGGTATCAAAAGTAGGTCGTGCTTATCTAATAAATGATTTAGCTGTAGCAAAGCGTGAATATAATGATTTACGCCAAAGAGTTGTAAGAGGTATGTTTTAATGAGCTTAGAGGAATACAACACATTTATGAGTTACCTAAATACTAGTTGTGATTTAAATTGCGACAAGTGCATTTATAGAAAATTAGTATACGGTGAATGGGAATGCATTGTGACGGCTGTTAAGGACATAAAGGATTTACTTGAAACAGATAGGAGATAATATGCAAGTATCATACATATATCGTGAATATATAGAAATGTTCATGAATGAACTAGGGTTGAAAATAAAAGTTGATACCTTTGATAAAAAGGCTAAAATATTTGATATAAACATCTTAATGGGTGTGGTTGTCGATACTAAAGCCGATATGTTTAGAATAGAGTTTAAGGACATAGAAAAAGGTAGTCAATTGATTTTCGTTAGTCCGATATCTAAAGCGGTTTCTAATGAGTTTGTAAAGCGTGATATTAAGTCACTGGAACGCCTGACGGGTAAATGTATAGTTAGAATACTAACGGCTTACCAATACCTATTCGAAAATACTTGTGACGGTTGCAATAAATACTGGTTAATGCAAGTTGGGGCGGTTCCTGATTGCTATACAACAGGATTAGAAAATTGTATAGGTTGTAAGAAATCTGTAGACGAAAAAACATCTAAATATTGTTTTGATTCTATAGATACTTTAACATACGTATTGCGACTGATGGGCGACAATACAATAAAAGAAAAAATCTATGATAGGGTTTTTAATACTCTAACCACTAGTTTAAACTATCTTTTAAAAGTAGGAGGTGATACTGTTGGCGTATGACTTCAACAGAACTAGGGCTTATCTTAACCGTGATGATGTTTCCTTAAAGGATAGCCGTGTATATGCAAGTGAGTTATCGGATTTGAAAAACTGGTATAATTCCGCTACAGGCGAACATATAACAGTTACTGAAATGAGAAACAGTGGGAAAACTTTTCATGAATGGGTTGAACGTGTAGCAGAAGTCCAAGAGGTTGCAAAAGAGGGATTCTTGAAACAAGCTAGATATAACTTCTACGAAAATATAGGTTCAAAGCGTGGTTATTCAGCACCAACGAATATAACAGCAGATGAAGAAATATATTTTACTAATATGTCAAAAATAAGGGCTAATCATGCGATTATGAAGAAAACCCTTAAAAAGAAACAAATAACAGATGATGATAAGGAAAAGATAGCACTATTAAGTAATGAGAATAGGTTACTATTAAAAGATATTAATGGTGATTTAAGTGGTGAAATATCTGATTATCAAAGAGAAGAAAAGGATATGCTTGGCGATACTAATTATTTAAAAAGGTCTTACGAACACGCTTTAAAGATGTTAAACAAGTCTAAAAGCCGTTTGACCCATAAAGGTATAGTTGACGTATACGGAACAAATGATGATGACGATTACAACGTAGGTTTAAAGTCGTATCTAGATTATATAAAAGGGTTTCATAAGAACAAAACAATTAATGTAGATGACCTTTACTACGCTAATAAAGCGGGTGTTTATTTCAACCGTGAGGTTATAGAGATGTTAATTAATATTGTGGAATGCCCCGTTACTGTAATATTAAAGGATGGTACAGTATTACGTGATAGGTTTTATTCTTTTGTCAAAGACTCTTTAAACATCCCTGAAGTATGGAACATAGTACACAAAGTACTACACCAAAATAGGCGTTACGGCTCCCGTAGTGATGATTCTATTTATCAACAGATACTAAGACGACTATTGAATGGTGTATTGACTAAAGATTATATCTATAGTATTCTAAGGGATGACTTACAAAATAAAGTGGCTATTATACACGTTGATTAGGAGGACAAAATAATGCGTGGAAAAAAAGGTTTAGTTTATACTAGTAGGTTGTATATCAGATTAGACGATAAGACAACCGAATTGTTAAAAGAGGCGGTTTATAAAAATCGTACAACGGTTAGCGAATACGTTAGAGATATGATTATTAAACACTTTAGCGTGGATGAGCAACCAAACGAAAAGGAGAAACAAATTGATTAGACTATTAATGATTAAAAGGTTGTTACTACAAAGCATTAATAGAGGTTACACGTTATCGTATAGTGACTTGACCAAATTCTTGACGAAACGACAAGCCCGTTTAGTGTTGGACTGCTTAAGCAGTTCCAGCACTGAAGAAATTGACCTGTTCATATGTGGGTTGAACGATAAGCTCGAAAAGAGGTTAAGTAATATAATATTAGGAGGTAAAAAAGAATGAATATTCAAAAGTTACAAATTCAGTTATTAAAGAACGAATTTAAAGTAAACCATAAGCCACAAGAGCGTTTCCATTACGCCTTTACTAAATACCCAAATAGTGATGTTGAATGTACTGTTATAGTACATAATCATGGTGTGTATGTGGTGGAGTCGTCCAAGATGTTTCTTGACCTTAATAATTGTAATAATGGTGAATATGTAGAGAACGCCATTAATTACATGAATAAAGATATAAGCAATACTGTTGAATGTTATGATACTAAGACTGTTATAGAACGTGGATTAAAGTTGAACAAAACAAATCAACGTTTACATAAGTTAGAGTGCAATAAAGAGTCCATATACCTTAATGAAGATGATTTAAAATTCTTTTGGGACTTATCACTTTATACATTGCTGTATGACCCTAAAACATATCTAGTATACTTCTATGATAACAACAATAGATTCGTTGGACTTCTAACGACTGTTAGAGGTGTTGACAATATTTAAAAGATATGGTATAATATAATTGTTAAGAGTTGAACCCCTTTTTCCGCATTCATTCATAGGGATAAACAGAAGTTTTTCATTAATTCACACACAAAAGCGTTAGTAATAATACTAACGCTTTCGTGCTTTTCTAAGGAGTTCTTAATTTATATATGGCTATAAGCCCTTTTTAGCTAAATATTCTTGTAATGCGGTTAGGTCTTTTTCGTCCACTGTTCCATCCTGATTAACATCATAAACGTACTTACTAGTATCAATTGTAGGCGTACCATAACCATTAAAACCACCATTCTTGATAGTGCTTGGTAGGTCTTTGATTAGATAGTCCATATCTACTTTTCCGCCGTTCCCCTCTATGCCGTTTACTGTTCCTGTAGAACTGTATTGCCAAATGCTATATTGTCCTGAATAGGTACAAGTACTTGACCATTGGGCAACCCACACTGTAAAGCGATTCTTGACTGTACTAGTATAATAATTATTCATGTAGTCAATGTTAGCATAGAAACCACTAAACCAGCCGTTAGACTCCAGCACCTCACAAAATGCCGTGGTTAAGTTGCTTACTAGTTCCTTAGTGGCTGTAATACCATATTGTTTCTTGATATAATTACAGCTTTCATATTCCCAATCGTAATAGATAGGTAGGTCTATTTGTCCCTTGTAATCTGATAGCACTTTAACAAGATACTTGGCTTCACTTTGGGCGTGTGCTACTGTACCAGCATAACCAAACCAATAGATACCGATATGTAAGCCGTTAGCGATTGCACCTGTTATGTTATCATAGAAGTATTTATCTACAGTACTAAAGCCACTACCAGCTTTAATAATAACGCCCTCTATGCCGTCGCTTTTAACCTTTGCCCAATTAATCGCCTCGTTGTGTTTAGATACATCAATTAACTTTAATTTCATTGTTATTCCTCCCACTTATAATAGTCAAGAAAATTATTATCCAAGATTCTATTTATCTTTTGGATTAGTTCCGCCTTTTTCTCTACCATGCTATCCAAGGTGTATATTAAATCGTCATCAATAAGCACTTCATCCACGTGTAAATAATAAGTGAACACCCTAATATATACTCTATAGAGGTTACTTAATATACAGTAATAATCATTTTCACTTTTAGTGGTTACAAGTGCATTGTATGACATCTCTAAATATATCAAGTCATTCTCTAGGTTATTCAACAGTCCATCTTTTAATTCACATTTTATTGACATTGTAATCCTTTTATTTAAAGCCATGGTTTAGTCCCCTTTATCATCAAATTTATTACATTGAGCTAAAATTGTCTTTAGCCTTTTAGGTATCTTAACACCAATAGATTCTGCATTCTCTAAAATACTAACCATTTCGCTACAGGTGAAATAAGTTATTGAGATAGTGTATAAAACATCAGTTTGAAAATATATCTTGTCGATTGAATACGATAATACAACTATTAAAATGATAACAAATTTTTTATAACCGCCATGTCGTAGTATAGAAGATTTTAAGCTATGGTTTTTTGTCGCCTTAAATATCCCTGTTATGATATCCGCCATAATTAAAACCGCTAAAAGTTTCACATAACTATTAGTTATTACAAATTCCTCTATCATTTAAATACCTTTCTTATTAATTGTCTACATCGTAGGTGTACATTGCGGTATCGTTCCAAATAGTCAAACCATTGGAGAAAAGGTTTTTAATATACGCCCTCGATACAGTGCTAATATCACCGGTGAAATTTATATCGCCCTTAATAAATGTGTATGTACTTCTAAGGTTAGGTACACCGAATTTATCAAACCTGTAACCATAATGGCTGAAATAACTATCTAGTCGTTTGATGTCGTCCGCCCTGTATGAAACATAGCCTACGTGTATATTTCGTTCCGAAGTCGGCAAGATAGGTAACATAACGTTAGAAGTACCACTATTTAATACACTTGCGGTTTTACCTATCTCACGTGCTTGTTGGGCTATGTTTAACCCTCCATTGATTGCACTGTTTATTAAACTTGATTTAGTACTACCTACATCACTAACAAATTGTTTGTACTTATCTAAATCAAAACCGCCCTCTACTACGTTAGATTGGTAGCTATCATATAAACTGCCCACGGTGTTAGTTAATGTATGTAATCCTGAAAAGATAGAATTAGATACAAGGTTACTAACTTCACGTGAAGTATTATCAGCCGTAAGTGAGCCACTAATAGACATATCGCAACTAATAGCGTTATTAAAATTAGCGTATCCTGATGTACCGTTATAGTCATAAGGTGCTATGTACATTTTGACATCGGGTGTATTAGTAAGATACACATTCATAACTATATTATTTTCATCTCTAAATAGTTCATAGTTAAATATAGCTACCTGATTAGCTACTTGAACGCATGGTCTAATGTATTCATTACTAAAGCACTTTGCATACGTTGGGGTATAACTATCTATTGTGGTGGGCTTACTAGTTTTTAAAGCGTCACCTGTTACGGGGATAATGCCGTTAGTGCTATTTAATATATTTACTTCATGCGTTTTAGTCCATTCTATTATAGCGGTTTCAACTCTTGCTCGTGCTTCATCCGTGAATTTGTCCATGTGGTTTAATGTATCTTTTATAATATCACTAGTTTCTAGGGTGTATTTAGTGGTGTATCCTGATTTGCCTATTTCATCGGGTACACTCCAAATTCCTATAACAGCCGAAGAATAGCCAAAATTAACGGCATTTTGATATACATTCATGCACTTTTCAATACTATCTAGTACGTAATAAACGCAACCGTCTACACGCCCACATAGTTCTTGTGTTACGTGTACAGTATTGAATGGTGTACCGTCTATAACATCGCAAATATATGTAAATCCGTCAATTAATTCTGTAGGTATATCATGCGTAACGCCTATAATATACGTACTATTGTATGATATCTCTTTACTATCTTGAAAAGTGTACTTTTCTTCACCAAATGACAAACCCTCGGTAATATTGGGAAAAGAGTCTTTAAAATCATTGGGATGTATACGTTCTATATATGAATTAGCTAATGATATATGCCGATAGTCAGTTGAAAACCAATCAACAGATATTGTTATATCGGTACAACTATCATTTACATAGTCAAAACTTACTACAAAGAAATATATTCTTTTACTTGACCCACTAGGGGTATAGTATCCGTAACCATACCCGCTAATAGTATCAAAACTTTGGTTCATCCTGATTGTATTGTCTTTTATCATCCTACAGTTCGCCATCACAATTGATTCGTTATAATGGCTATCTATATTTTGATATCTATGCGGTTCATTAACTCCAAAGGGTACATTACCCAAAGACACATAAGTTGTAAAAGCCATTAAAATTCACCTCTATTAATATGGCATAGGGTCGGGTTCTGCTCCATTGTAGAATTGTGTGTAGTACAACATGATAGTGTTTCTAGAATTGTTTACTGGGTAATTATTAAGCTCGTGGCGGTATATAACTTTTAGTTGAGTCTTATTGTTTTCACCTTTTATTATTGTTAAGAAAATACCATAATCGCTTACATTGTCGTATGAGTCATTATCGCCGTACAATATTTTGGCGGAAACAATAAAAGTATTTTTATATGTGTATTTTTGGTCGGGAAAATCGTATGTAGCCTCCCAATCCTCATCACCTAGTACCATGTTGAAATCGTCCGTCTTGTCGCCAAAATCGTCATATCTAAACCACTTCAGGAACTGCATATTATTAAGGCGTTCATTAATAGCATTGTCAGCTTTTTCACGTGCTTTAGCTTCATTATTAATAGAAGTTTCTAAAGCCGTGTCGCCGTCCTTACGGTCTTGTATTTCAGTGTTTATTTGATTCTGTAGAAAATCGTCATTAGTCTTGCGGGTTTCTCCCTCGGTTTGTATTGATAGCTTTAAGCTGTTATTTATATCATTGATATACTTATATATTTTTGATATGGTACTTTCTAATGTGCCCTTGAGTCCATCCCATGACAAGTTATCAAGCCTTGATTCAATATCATCTAACCATGAGCCGATATAACCAAATAGCTTATAGTTAGTATTTAGTTGTGGTTTTATCTTTTTTCTATAATATTTCGCCATTTAAATCACCTAACTTTCTTCTATTGCCTGTTCATCCGTTGAAGTACTATCAGATTCTAATATAGGCAATGTCACAATATTAACATTGCTTGATGTATCTGTAGCAACCATATGAACTTTAGTTTGTTTATTTTCAACATCATACACCCAACTACTAAGGTGATAATAACGCCATGTCGCCGTTGTATCCATTGGATAGATTGATATAGGTATACACTTACCATCTAAAACAGATTCAACTTCATTTGTATCAGCTTCATCAAATGCAGATACAGGAACATTCTTGTAGGTCTTTGAGTTAGTAAAAGTAACACCAGTAACTACTTCACTACTATTACCCTCTAAGTCGGTTATTCTTTTATCATAACTAGTAAGCTCGGTTTCTATCTGTTCTACACTGTTCTTGATATCGTCAACGTTGATATTGTCCACACGTTCTGTTAACCCGTCAATGTCACCCTCTATGTGTGTTACCTTAGAAGTAATAACTTTATTTTGTACAGGGTTTTCACTAGTTTCACTAAGTTCTTCATCTATTGTAATGGTATCAGGGTTACTGTTTTCAAGGTTCTTGATTCTAGTATCATATGCACCTAACGTGTTATTAATTTCAGTAACCTTGAAATTGATAACTTTATTTTGTACTGGATTCACGCTGGAGTCGCTAAGGCTATCATCTATTGTAATAGTGGCGGGGTCGTTATCCTCAAGAGCTTTTACTCTTGATGTTAGGCTGTTCATCGCAACGCTTACAACACTATTTTGTACTGGATTTTCGGAACTATCGGAAAATTCAGTGTCAATTGTGATAACTGGAATGTTGCTTATATCTGTAGATAGGTCTTGAACTGCTCCAGCTAACTTTTCAAACTCTAAAGCTATAGCTTTATTTTCTACGGCGTTTTCTGATTTGGTGTTTAAGTCATTATCAATGGTTATTGTACCACCGCCACCGCCACCGCCTTTTTTGAGTTCTTCTATATCTTTAGTATTAGTATTCACTTGGTTGTTAATAGCCTTGTATGATACTTCTACAGTACCAAGGCGTGATTCAAGCCATGTTAAAAACTTATTATTAGGGCTTGACTTCAATGGTATACTCATTAAAAAACCTCCTTATTTATTCCCAAATATTCTTTGAATTAAGCACTCTTATAGCTCTTTCGTCCTCACTAATATATCCACCTGTACATTTAGAAATTAGAAGTAAAGCGTTATAAATATTATTTAATTTGCCGTTAGTACCGTCATATGTTCCGTCATCACTGCCTTTTATATAAACGCCAACTTGATTGAGTTTATTATAAATATTATTTAATTTGCCGTTAGTACCGTCATATGTTCCGTCATCACTGCCTATTATATGAGTATCAATTGCTTTGATTGTGTTGTATATAGTATCTAGTTTGCCGTTTGTACCATCATAATTAATGTCAGGGTCACCTGTTATATGTTTGTCTATAGCGTTTACTATTGTATTAATTGATTCTAGTACCTCATGATACTGTTGAACGGCTTTATTTATTTCATAAAGGTAATCAAAAACAGTGTCTTGCTCGTATTCATCCCTATGTGGATATTGTGGTTGACCTAACTTTAAGTTTAACCGCCTTAATTGGTCATTTTTAAAACCGCTATCCATTTAAAGCACCTCACTTTTTAATTCTTTTCTCTAAGTTTTCAATTCTTTTCTAACTTTTTTAATTCTTTTCTCTAAGTTTTCAATTCTTTTCTAACTTTTCAATTCTTTTCTCTAAGTCTTCAATCTTAGTTTTCTGTTCTTCTAATGTCTTACACAATACCCCAACGGTTTCTAATAGGGTGTATTGTTCGGGAAATGCTACAGACGGATTTTGACTAAAAATCGTATTTATAGCAAAAGGATATAATCCATAAAACATAAAACCACCTCACTTATTTGTTATTTTTATTATAGCATTTTACACATAAAAAGTCAATAAACCACTTGCATTTTTTATACACGTGTGATATAATTAAATTGTAAGGTGGTATGGGTGTTTAAGTAGCTTTTTACCTCAATGTACGTTAGCGTGGCGTTACCACCTTATAATATTATTAAAGGAGCGATTCACAATGAATGAACTAATCGAGAAGATATCCAACGCAATTAGTAATAATGACATCACGGGATTAGCAGAAGATTTCGTGGTTTTATCTGCTGAAATTAGGAACATACAAGAGGAAAACGATAACCTAAAAGGCGTTAACGCTGAATTGTCTAAAACCGTTGATGATTGCAATAGTAACGTGTCCACATATCAACAAACTATTGCTAATCTAATTAAAAAGATTAATGTTGACACTCTAACATCAAGTAATGATTCATCTAATTCTGCACCTAGTGCTGAAATAGATTTTGATAAAATATTAAACGAATAAAAAGAAAAGGAGAATAAAAGATGGCTGATATCACTAAGGCACAAGCACTTGTTGGGGCGGTAGCTAAGCTTTCAAACATTGAATTTGATTATGCAAGTATCGCAACTAATGAAACCCTTGCTTATGTAGGTTCACAAGTTCTTTCAAGCGAACGTTTAACTAATGACTTTTTAACCAATATGCTTAACAAGGTTGGTACAACTCTTTTAAGGCAAAGGGTATTTTCTAACCCTCTAAAGACTTTTAAAAAGGGTTCTAATCCAGCGGGTGTTATGATAGAGGATTTATTTGTAAACTATAAAGCACCTAAGGATTTTGTGGACGGTCAAAACATCCCATTCACTGATTCAAACGGGGAAACACAATCATATACTATAGCAAACCCTTACGAGATTAACCCTCCTGATGTTAAGGTTGTATATTATACTCAAAACAGTAGAAAAGTATTTGCTGTAACAGTAAAGGAAAGCCAACTTGTACAAGCGTTCCATTCATGGGACGAAATGGAAAAGTTAGTGAACATGATTATTTCAAGTCTTGCTAATAACCGTGAGATTTGGGAATTTAAACAAATGAAGTCTATTTTGGGTTATGACTTCGAACGAGAAACTAGTGCAATGACAAAGCACGGCGTACCATCCATTGATGATATTAATTTCCCAACTGAATTTGTGAAAATCTGTAGAGGTTTAGCAATTAACATGGGTTTCCCTAGTGAAGAATATAATAACTTCAATGAATACGCTTTAGCCACTGGATTAGATGAAAAGGGCATTAACTCAAACCCTGTTACTACATTCACAAATACAGATGATATGTCAATAATTCTACGTGCTGATATTGGGGCGATGATAGAGGTTGACGTGTGGGCTACTGCTTTTAATATGTCAAACGCTACATTCCTATCTAAAAAGCATTATGTTCCTGATTTCGGAACGTGTGATGTTGATGTAATGGGTTCCGATGAAGGCGTACACTATCACCTTAACGGTAAGCTTGGCGATTATGACACTATCGAAAATGGCGTTAGATATCACTATTCACTATACGCTGTTATTTGTGATGACGCATTTTTGCAAATTTGGGACAATCTAGACAAGATGAAATCCAAGGAAAATGAGCTATCACTATATTATAATTACTTTAATCACGTATGGCAAACATACGCATTATGTCCTTTCGCAAACGCTGTAGGACTATACAACAAGGTAGAAGTTCCTACAGAGGTCTAATAAATCCCTTTCTATATTTAATAACATTATTAACCCTAGGACTCCATACCCTAGGGTTAACTTAATTAATAAGAGGTTACAACATGGATAATAAAGAAATAAAATTCAAAGATTTAAAACAGATAGAGATACCAAAATCTCAAAATTTAGAATACGATGATATGTTCTTTGATATCAATAAGATTATAGATACATTGCCAACAATGACAATGATTATTGGCGGTCGTGGTATCGGAAAAACATTCAGTGCTAAAAGATATTGCATAGAGGATTTCTTGAAAACAGGAAATCAATTTATGTGGGTTCGTAGAACATCCGCACAAATTGACCCATCAAGAATATTTGGAGATATAGTCGACTATATCCCCAACACCATCACATACAAAGTAGGAGAAACGGGGCAATTGACAACCATATATATTGACGGTAAGTTAGCAGGGTTTATGGCAAGTGTATCAACTGGATATAATCTAAAATCTCAATCATTCCCCAAGGTAGACAAAATAGTATATGACGAATTTCTAAAAACCGAAAATGAACGCCGTATCAAAAATGAGCCTTTTCTGTTCCTTGAAATGGTGGAGAGTATAATCAGATTAAAGCCGAATTTAAAGATATTAATGTTAGCTAATAGCACTAACCTAAATAACGACTATTTTTCATATTTTCAAATAGTACTTGATGATATCGTAGACAATCATAGCGTTATCAGGGTGAATGACTCACTGGGCGTTCTTAAGTTAGAAGACAATCAAGAATATATAGAAAAGAAATTAAATACACCATTTGGGCAATTAATAAAGGACACGCCATATTATGAGTACGCTGTAAAGAACGACTGGAACACCGGCTTTGTAAATCGCCTATACATAGATACAACCCTTTTCAAGTTCCCCTCTATGAATGATTTTTCTTTATGCGTAGGGAAAACATTTTATTATTTTACCCTGCTTGATAAATATAAATGTAGCTTGTATATATCCCAACACTCCAAACCCTCTAACAAGTGCTATACACATATACTTGACTTTGTAGAAAAGGGCATTAACTACATTGATTCTAAAACATTGAGAAATACCCTAGATAAATATATACCTCTTTTCTACGACAATAAAATCAAGTTTGATAGTATAAACACTTTTAGCAAGATTATTCCGTTACTTCTACCTAACGACTATAACAATTATATTTAGTTTTCATCTTTTGGCTTTGGTGTAGGGTCATATATGCACGACTCAATAATACAGATTTCACGATATATATTTTCTATTTTATCGCCTTTTTCATAGTATTTGGCGCTTATAACGTTGCCTTTATCGGTTTTATAAATATAGTTTGAATAGCTTAATACCTTTTCAGTTGGTGCTAATTCTACGCCTGTAGAGTGTCTATGTTTCTGTAAGCCTATAGAAGTATAACCAAAATCAAAGTTATAGCGGTTTATTTTCTTTTGTTCATCCTTAGTAACACCAGCACATCTAATTGTATATGGGTTTTTAGGGTTTCCGTCTTTGTCAACTGCTCCATCAAAAGATTTTTCATAGAGGTAATACCTTTTTGGGCACAAGAATTTGCCCTCAGTTTCACCTCTATAATATATAAATTCATCAGTTTCATGCGTTTGTATTCCGTGCTCTAAATCCCATTCACCTAGAATTGACCCGTTGCATTTAATAGATGTTGGTCGATTATTTATGTATACCACGTCATTCTTTTTATTAACCTTTACTTCATCGGCGGTAAAGTATAAGCTATCGGTATCCATATAGAAAACAGTTCCGCCATTATTAACGATATCATGACAACCCGTCATCAGGTGAACTCTTGCACACGCTGTAATATAACTTGCCATAATCAAATACAAGCCTTTTAATTTGGTATCGTCATATTCTTCATTGTCTTTGGTACCAAAACATAATATATCATTTTCGCTGTAATAGATATCGTCTACCTTTTCGTTTATTCTAAAGATGTCCATAGCAAAACGACCATAAACGCTATTCATTAACACCTTAGCAGGTACATATATAGCCGTTCCTTTCGATTCAGTCTTGATTAAATACATCTTGTCTATGAAACCGTAGAAAACCGCTTTATCTGCTTGATATACGATAGACTCAAAGAATATAATTTCACCGACTTCATGCGTTAATTTAAACAGTTCTAACTCATTAGCAAACATATAGATATATCTACACGCTGATATTTGATTTTCTATAGTATCGTTTGGTGTAAACCTTGCATTACCCAAAAACGACTTTGTAGCTACATAAGGCAAATGACCCTTTTTCAACTTAAAGTCACATCTGAAACGGTATAGTACAACGGTGTCATCTGATTCACTTACAAAATGGTTGTATGACGTACCTTGACCAATGGGCAATTTCCAATTCGCCATTTTGTCAGGATAGCTTGAGTTAATGTCCAAGCCGAATACATTATACACTAAATTGTTTTGATACAATTCATTACATTGTGTTATACCGCCACGATATGAAGGGCGTATATGATTGTCTTGCTCTTTAGTGAACGGTGGAAATATTTCATTTGTAAGTTCAACCCTCAATTTCCTTTGCTGTTTAGTAGTTACATCATTGTCCTTTAGTTTAGCCTTTTTGTCGTTAGCTGTAGGGACAAAGAAAAGCCTTAAGCATTGAAAAAGGTTGTCCTTAGTTTCAAAATGATGTTGCTTGTAATAAGTACGGAAAAATATACTTTGTTTACAAGCGATTTCCTCTACTACTTCTATTCTAGGTGTAGGAATGTCATGTATATAACTCATTATAGTAGTATAGTTATTGAATACAGTCCTTAATGTAGTCTTATCTGTATCTTTTAACTTATCAAAAGGTATGGAGAAATAAAACTCTTTTTCGGTATGTTTTCCTTGATAGTTTTTAGAGTAGAAGTCATACGCCTTGGTTTTATCATTCCTTTCTACATGGAAAAAGTATTTAAACCTTTTAGAGTTTAATTCCGTTGTATCCTTAGTGAATGTACACTTTTTCAAAAACCATGTTAAAACCTCATGAGTAAATATACCCTCAAAGTATGATTTCTCACATACAGAAAAGGCGGTAGAAGCTATAGTTAATTTCAAGTCACCAACAAATTCACTAAATATAGTATAGATACAGTTAGTAACTAAAACGTCATTAAAAGAATATTCTAGTTCTTCATTATCTAATAATGTCCCTATAGTTCTTTGGCTTTCGTAGTCCCATTTGGTTTCTTTTTTCTTTAGTTGCACCAAGGGAAACTTGACGGGTTTTCCGTTCTTAATACAGGTTTTATTTATCTTATAACATTCTTGTGATACTTCATCAAGAGATGTCGCCCAAATCTTATAGGTATCTAAACATTGAAATATTTTACCCTTGTAACTGTAACGTATTTCTATGATAGAGTTATTATTAATCAGGGTTGAAAAATATTCGGTGTTTTCTCCATCGGTTTCTTTTAGTTCCTTTAGTGTCTTTGGTGTTAACATTGTTACCTGCTTGTAATTCTTACGTAGCAAGTAGCACAACTTGAAATAACCATCAAAGTCAAGGTTGTGGAAATATACCCGTAATATATCGGTCTTTTCCTCTACTGTATCGAGGAACAATTCACACATAGTATCAAATAGTGATTCATAATCACATATGTGTGTAGTAACGTATGCAAAACGGTTGTGTATATCTGCACATGAAAACGTGATTGCGTTGGCGTTGTCGGGTGTTTTGTCCGTTCTTGCTGTTTCTAAGTCACACGATACACAATTACTTTTAAAGTCGGTTTTATGGTGTGTATCGGTCTTGAACTCCAAATATAAAAGCTCATTTTCGCCGTAGGTAACCTTACCGCTGTTTCTTATATATGGGTCTAAATACATAGTTTAAACACATCCTTTAATATTGATAAACATATTATAACATACATGTCCGCTTTTTTCAATCGTGAAATTGTACAAATAGCACACACCACAATTGTGCAACATAAACAATAAACGCCCTACTATATGTAGGACGTTTCTTTTATATTATGTTGTGTATCTAGTCTATAACATCCATATCATCAGGTTTTGATTCTTGCAAATTCTGTTCCGTGAACACATTGGAGCCTTGCTCATTAAGCACGTTATTATATGCTACGTTATCATTAACGTATACTTGCATTACTATTCCAAACTTTTGTTGAACACGTTCGCAAAATTCTTGACGTTCCGTCAAGGCTGACTGGAGATACCTTGTTATCTTTTCATTGTTAGCGTTCACTTCATCCGTGAGCAAACGTTCTTTCTTTTCCTGTTCTACATTATTAACACCCAATACTGTTAGTATTTCAGATAGTAAGCTTGACTTGTATTCCTGTAGGGACTGTATATTAGCGTTGTCAACAGGTAGGTTTAATATTTCTATGTTATCATTAAGTAAGCCGTCACCCTCATAATATATAGTATCGTTATTTTCTAGTTGATTTCTAACGATTCTATCGTTCAATCGGGTGTCTTTTGTTGTCCTTATTATGTAAGGCTGTTTCATTTTCTTTGTAAGAAAATATAGGGTAGTATCTACATTAGCTAAATTTTCGGCATATTTAGTGATGTCAACTAAGTTGGATGTTTTAATTCTATTGTTGTAGCAAAATTCAAAATCTAATACGCCGAACTGCTTTTGATATCTGTAGCCATTGCCGATAACAGAAACGGGTTCGCCGTATACGTTCATGTCCTGCACTTCAATTTCAAGCCCAAGGAACGCATTAATTGAGCGGTCATAACATAACCCTCCTATACCTCTACGCATTAGGGCGTTTTCAAAATATCGTACAGAAAAAGAATTTAATTCAGTCGGTAAAATCCACGAAAATCTATTTATACATAAGTCGGTCAAGCTACGCATATACACGTTATACATATAATTATAGTACATTTGTACATTATTTTCTAACATTTTACATCACCTCTAAAACACATATAAAAATAACGGTCTAAGTTCGTCTATTATCATTTGGTCTATATTTATGACTTGCTCACGAGCTTTCACAATGCTTTCTAAATAGTCAGGGTTTCCGTACTTATCATTTGTTGAAGTCCCTACACTGTAACCGTTAGTAGTGTAGTTATTGCCTGTATACAAGTTAGGTGTAGTTGTACCCAACGTGTGGGCGTTGTGGTAGTCAGTACCCGTCAATGTTTCCTTAAGGTTATCTGTTCTAGTGTTAGTATCGGTATAGTAACCCTTTTGGTCTACGTATGTTTTACCGCCTAAGCCCTCATGCGTAGAAGTGGTTTCTGTATTGTCTTCTGTTACGTTTAGGTTCTTACTTGCTGAAGACACATAACCCTGCTTACTAAAAACGCCGTTGTTGAAGTCATCAAATTTAGTCCCACCTGTACCACTATTAATAGGTGGCTCTGATTGTGGCGTATCTGCTGTTAGTGTAGCAGTTTCACTTTTCAATTCTCCACCATTTTGTGTAGTATCCTTGTATTTACTGTAGTCAGTTGTAACAGTTTGTAAATTGTTGTCTCTTCTACCATTATTAACTTGAGTACCTGTATTATTAACGGTCTTACCGTATGTTGTATCCTCATTTAGTGTGGTATCTGTTACTGTACTACCATGTTGATGTATTGTACCCACATAACCCAACGTGTTATTACCTGTAGTGTAACCGTTATCATGTTCACGGTATCTTATTTTAATTAATTCCTCAATACCTATTTTATTTTTAACTAACTCTATGTTATAGAGTTGGTTGTACTTATCCATTATATTAAACAGCTTTGAACGTAAGGCTTGATTAAATAACATTGGAGTTTCAAAGCCAATTTCATTGAATCTGTAGTTTTCTATTATTTTACCCACTAAGGTGTCCCTGTACTTTTCATCAAAAATAGGGAACTCATTAAAAGCCGTTAAGTTGTAACCGCTGTTTATGACTGAATCAAGAGTTAATGTATATTTTCCATGTACCATCAAAATCACCTCTATTAATATTATACCATAGGAAATAGAAAAAAGCAACTTTTTAAAGTTGCCTTTTCTATATCAATATTTAAGGAAATAATATATTAGAAGATATCCCTAATTAATCAATGTCTAGGTATTCTTCATGTTGGACTGTTTGGGGGATAGCATTAGAACTAATGCCCATAGCGGTTAAGGTGTTATTGATGTAGTTCTGCTGGTACTGTACATCACCGTTTCCGTAGCATTCAATAAAACCTTTGAAGTCATTGATAGCAGATGAAACACCAAGAGGTTCACCGTCTGCTACCTTACAGATGTTATTTAGGTAAGCAGTAACGCCCACCTTATTCATGTAAGTGTAGGAGGTTAGAACGCAAGAAACATAACCGTAGCAACCGTTGTAAAAGTCATCTGCTGTAAGGTGGTTTCCGTATAGGTCTACTATGTCGGGTTTGTTCTTGGACTTAGTACGCAATAGGTACTTGTTCTTGAATACCTCACTATTCTTTTTGTCGTCATCTGTATCCATATCCTTTAGGGTTATGGCGTCAGTTCCAAGGTATTGTAAAGCCTCATTTATTACGCCAAGGCATTCAATATCCTTTTTGTCAATCAAAATACAAGCAATGTACTCATTGTCATTGTATTCATCGGTTAGAGGTTCGAACACATTCGAGAATATGAAACGACCTCTTAAAGTTACTTTTCTCTTTTTCAATAAAACTGGTATATTAGCCATTTTAAAGACCTCACTTTTAGTATATTTTTGTATTCTTTAGGGCGTTGTGCCTTTTAGTTTACAGTTTCTATTATAGCACACTAGGCGACTTTTTGCAATGTACAAGTTGCATAAAAATATTATTGTGAAATTGTGCAAAATGACTATTGAAAAATGGTATTGAATGTGTTATTATTAGATTGTTAGAATTAGTTTCTACAGTAACCTTTATGTATGTGTTTGAATTCAGGGCGATTGTATATCG